ATACCCACACGATTATTAACATTATCAACAAACAAAGAATCAGTATCAACAGTCAAACCACTAAAAACAGGACTACCAACAGTAAACAACTCACTATTCTGGTCAGTATCAAAACTAACCTTAGCACTATTAGCAACAACATCACTATTAGCACTAACCCTAGCATCAGTATAATAAAGATTAGACCCCTCCTCAATATACCCAGTATTAACAATAACATTAACCCACTTAGAACCATCAAAAAACAAACCCTGATTAATACTAGGACTAGACAAAGAAACATCAGACAAATTATTAAGACTAGACACAAAAGCATCAGAAACACTAACACTAACACTAGTATCAGTAACTAACACACTATTATTCGTCTCCTCAACAATCAAATCACTCATTTAGTAACCTCTCTACTAAGCTTAACCTTACCCTGTAACAACCTCTCAACATCACTACCACTAACAATCTCTAAATCATAAACACCCTCAGAGAAATCAAGAAGACTAGACTCAGAAGCAGTAAGACTACAAGTAACCAAACCATTAACACCATCAATAGTTATACCACCATTCTCAGTGGTTAAATCAAATAAAGTAGCATCATCAAAAGTACTAAGCCTAGCCTGCATCCTAGCAGTAAACCCAGTCAAATCAACAATTCTACCAACCTTAATAGTACCAGTAGCTGGACTACTAGGAATAGTAGTATAAGAAACATCATAAGTAAAAGTATTATCATCAACCACACTAAGTATAGTTTGAACACCATCATAAACATCTTGGTCAGCACCACTAACAAAAACTTTATCACCAACAGCAAAATCATGACTATTAACAACACAAGTAACAGTGCTACTACTAATAGTCATAGAACTAACACTTTGTAAAGCCTCAGTTTTTCTAATAGGAAGTGACCAAGTAGCCCCCTGTAAAATCGTTATATTATACGTTTCAACCATTTAAACACACCTTAAATAATTAATAAAAAAAATAAAAAAAATAAAAAAAGTTACGACTTAAGCGTCGTATGATTCAAGTGTGCCAACACCATTAGCTCTAAGAATTTGCATATCCCATTCTTCAACAGCCACGATGTCAACGTATCTTCCAAGAGCATGTCTTTCTCTTTCTATTTTTGGTAATGATTTTCTACCAATTCCGAAAGGTGACTCGCTACCCATATCATAACCAAGCATTATAGCTTTTGACTTAGAACTTGTAGGTGTTATAAGTGTAGTTTCAACAATGTCTATACCAGCTACTTTAACTATTCTTCCACCAAAAACTGTTTCTCTTCCACCATACTGTGAAGCGTCTCTGAAAGCCTGATTCTTAAGTAAGTCTGTGTACTGACCAGGTGAAACAAATAGTACTCTTGGTAAAAGTTTGTCTTTAACAATTTCTTTTCTCAAATTTGCTATGTCATCATAATCTATCTTATCACTTGATGCAATAGAACTTGATAATACACTATTAGCTGTAACAGTATTACCTGCTCCTGACTGTAGTAAACTTATAGCTGCCATTTCTCTCTTAAGAGCAAGTGAGTAGCCTAGTCTTTGAACCATATCCTGAGCAATATTGTAGAATCCTCTACGTGCTTCCTTATCTGATAAGTTGTAAGCTGCTGCGTACTCTGTAGGTTCAAACTTAACAGTTGTAACTGTGTATGTACTTATTGCAACATCATCTGATTCTGCTACTGCTGTAGCTGCTGAAGGTGCACTATTAATTGTTACATTAAAGCTATCCCCTAGTGCTCCTAGTATGTCATCGTATACTTTAGCATATCCTGCTACTACTATTGTGTCCTCTACCATCTTTAGGACTTGTCTATTCCATAGTTCTGGGTTTATGTAACCAGCAGATGTAGCTGTTGATTGAAAACCATTAGAATCTATAGCGTTCATTACTAATTCTTTCGTATTCATCTTATTCTAACCTCTATATTTATCTTCTTATAAATGTGTCCTTAGGATAACCTAAGTACTCAGCAAATCTTTCTGCTGATTCCTTCTCCACTTCTTTCATATCTAGTTTGCTAACATCAACTTTATCCCCTGAAGGTAAAGTTTTAATGTCAGGATTCTTAGCGTCTTTATCATTGAAATGTGACTCATTCTTAGCCACTCTTTTCTTTTGACCTTGGAGTTCTTCTAGTTTCTTAGTGAAAGCTTCTTCTTGAGCTTTAAGTTTAGCTTCGAGCTCTTCTTTAGCACTCTTATCAGCATTCTTTAAGTCTTCTAGTTCTTTTTGTAGCTTTTCTTTTTCTGCCTTGTCAGCATACTCTTTTCTAACCTTATCCTCTATAGCCTTAGCTGCGTCTTCTGACATTTTCTTCATCTCTTCTGCTTGTTTAGCTTTAATCTCTGCTTCAACATCTGCTATCTCCTTGTCTGACACTAACTTATTATCTTCATCTTTATGTTCTTGTTTTATTTGGTCTTCACTCATTGTGATTCACCTCTCTTTTCTATCTTTTCAATATCTTTAGTTACCCTGTCTAGCTCTTTCTTTAATGATTCTTCTTGTTCTAAAACTTTAGACTCACTAACTTCAAAATTCTTTAACGCTTGAGCGTACTCAATATCTTTTTTCTTAAAGAGTATTTTTTCAATCTTTAACATAACATCCTTATACTCTGGTAGTTTTTCAAAAGACCAATTGTACTGTAGCCTATCATAGTTATCAATGACTATCTTAGCTCGGACTTTATTAAGTTCTATTTCTTCAAGTAGTAAATCTTTTCTTTCACTCATACTTGGCTTTTGCTCATTAATCAAGTCTAACTCTCTCTTAATATTTTCCAAGTGAGCCTTCTTACTTTCTAACTGTATATCTTCGTCTGATTTCTTTTCATTCATTTCTTCTTCACCTATTCATTTATCCCTCACATCACTCCACTTACTCGGATGATGCTCTATCAATACATTAGTATCCACGAATACTGGTACACCATCATTTTGTAACGTCATGTAATAATACACGTCACTATGTTTATTATCCATTCGTTCATCAATCCAGAACGGGTACTTCTCGAAAATATCCCTTCTTAACAATGTACAACCCATACCCATACCATGAACTTGCCTAACCCCTGAATTAAGGAATGACTCTACTTCATTTAATCTTATAAGTCTGGTCTTGTCTGCATAACTTAAATTATCTTTTTCTGCAAAAAACACACAAGGTATTTTTATTTTATGACCAATAAGGTAAGTAGCACCCATAACCTTAGCTTTATACCTAACCAACTTACCAATAATATCCTTTGGTGGTACTAAATCAGACTCTACAAACATTAAATAATCATAGTTCCCGTCAATAGCACGATGTCGTGCATAATTCTGTGCGTTAGCCAAAGCAATACGACTATTCCCATTCCTAGGAACCCTCACTGCTTTAGCACCTCTCTTCCTGAGAGTTGATAAGTAACTCGTTCCAGAGCTATTATCAATGTAAATATAATCATAATTTGGATAATCAAAGTTTTTTACAGCATCAAAATTCTCTTTGAAAATGTAATCCTTACCTTGATACGTAGGTATCGCAACTAATACCTTAGGGTAATACACCATTCATTAAAACCTCTTCACAAGCCACTAATTACTTTACACAATAGTAGCTAACTTATCTCTAGGATGATTCGTAAAAATAAAACCTAAATACTTAGGTTTAGTAAGTAAATTATTAACTGGAGTGCTAAAAGCTTCAATACTCACTCCCTTAAACTGTTTAACATGATTTTTATATCTTTTATCAAGCATTGCCCTAATCCAAAGCTTACCCTTCTCAACAACAGCCTTAATACTCTTAATAAGACCCCTATTTTTCTTTAGCTCATTAGCAATCATTTCAATATTGCCACCATGCTTAACAAAAGCCTTACTTAACTCTTCATGAGTAAAAATAGGATTAGTACTACCCTCAAGGTTAATCTGATTAGCCATTTCCACAAGAGCCTCCTCTGTCCATACCCTTTTTTCTCCCTTATCATTCTTAAAAGGGTAAGTACTAGCAAGTACAGCGTCAATAACTAACTCTCCATCAACCTCATTAATAATGAGTTCAGACTCATTAGGTTGCAATCTTAACTCATAAAGTTCAGGCATTACAAAATCACTATCGTTAGCAACCCACTTACCTTTAACTTTCTTAAATCTTTTCTTTATAACTCCCCAAGCAACTTGGAAAGCTAAGGATTCTTTAGAACCCTTCTTTAATTGTTGATTAATAATATTCATGAACATGCTCTGACCATGCTTAGGCAACACTTTCCTTATACTACTTGGTAATTGACTAATATTTGAGTAAGGCATTACTTATTCACCTCATAAACATAAGGATACTTGTTATACTTATCATTATTACTATTTCTAACCATTTCTTTCTGGTTAGCCTTTTGAATATTACCTTTAGGTTGTGCTTTCCTACTAGGATTTTGGGAATGAGGCACGTTACCAAGTTGACCCTCGTTACCAGCCCCGATTGCTTTGTTACTCAAACCTAGTGTTGCAGGGTCTTCTTTAAATAAGGTTTTAGTATCAAACGCCCAATCATTAGAATCCAAGAACTCTCTAACAGCAGCATCTGTGAATCTCATATTAACCATCTTCTCTGCAATCTCAATCACTTTAAGCCTAGCAGTTTCATCTAAGACACCAAACTTGAACAATCCCTTACTAAAACCAATCTTAGGAAACAAGTCAAAAGAAAAATCATCCTCTAATATTTGATGGATAGCCCTAGTGGTAGTGTTTAAACTCTGGAATTGCTCTACTGAATTACTCCTTCCACTACTATCAGGAACCCCAATAGCTATAGGAGGAACTTGAAGTAACATTAATATTTGACGGTCACACCACTCCAACACAGAAAGTATCTTATCACCCTCATTAAAATTATTAAGGAACTCATACACTAAATCCCCTTGTAAAACAAGTGGTAAAGTCTTATCCTTCTCGGATGCTTTAAGCATACTCATAAAATCCTTGATACTCTTCTCAGATACCCCTGACTTGAAAGCAAACACTCCCCTCTTCTGATTAGAACCAAAAAACCACATCAAGTATTGCCTTATATAATCCTTAATTAACACTGTCTCATACAATGCTTCTAAATCTAAAGGCTCAGCCCACAC